ATGTCGTCGCGGGTAACAGATTGCTCGCCCGTCGAGGCGCATCCGGAGAACAGTGCGAGCACTGTGAGGCAGCTCAGGGCTGCAAGGGTTTGGATTTGTGTTTTCATAGAGTTAGGGCCGCATCGCCAGCTCGTCGATCTTGTCGTTCACGCGGACGATGGCCGATTCCAGTTTGGTCAGAGTGCTGCCGATGGACACCAGTGAATCCCGGATCTGTTGGTCGGTGTAATCGCGGGTACGTAACTCAAGCTGTGTTCCGTCGCGCTGGAAGAACTGCTCGCCCGAAGCCCGAAAGTCATTGTCCTTGGCCTGGTCGATTTTGAGGATTTCCATGTCGTCCTGAAAGTGATCGAAGTCCGTTTTCAAGTCACTCAGTTGCCACCAGACACCACCGACGACAAACGCCGCCATAATGACGGCTGGCAGGAATCTTTGGACCCATGGTTGTTCGAGGAGTTGTTTCATACACATTCTACCAAGTCATAGCGGCCAATTCTTCGACCGTGGTTGCGGCGTCCACTTGTGCCTTGAGAGTCTTGAACTTCGTCCGTCCAGCCTGCTCAAACTCAGAGAACTTGGTCGAGATTAGGAGGATTGCGTTTGCGTCCAGAGTCACAATAGAGCCATCGGCCATCTGCCAGTCTGTTGTGTAGGCAGGGTTGATCGTAGCTGCAATTGCACCTTGAGTGATCTTTGCCTGACTCACTTCCCGATCTGTGCGAATGAACGCCCCATCCAGAGCCGTGCCAGTGCCGCTTATCGTGAAGCCTGAGACTTCTTCTTGGTAGCGGGCGTTGGCTAATTCAGAAACTTTAAATACCTTCGCTTCTCCAAGAGGTTGATCGAGGAAATTTTGTTGTTTCAGATACTCACGAAAATCGACCAACTCACCGTTTTCGATGGCGTAGAGTTGCTTTGGATACGATTCACGACCTGCCTGAACAGTAGATGCTTGTTCGTCGGTAATTTCTACGACTGTGGCGTTCTCGACTACAAAATCGGGTTCTGTATCCGATATGCGGTTAATGGCTCCGAGTGGGCCTTGAATTGCGTATTTCATAATTGATTGATCCAGTTAAATTTCTGATTGAGTGTTTCCGAAAGCTGGCGACCAAGAGTATCCTGCCAGTCTGGTGTAAGGGGTTTAATCTCTGGTCGAATGATGTGATCCCCGAAAGGCCATCCAAGGTCATGCTCTTGTGTGTATTGCTCTAGGTTGGTGGTGTTATGTATAAATGGCTCCATACCCAAGTAACTCCACACTCTGTTCATCGTTTCTTGCGGGTCGCTGGTCAGGTCTTCTGCATGAACAAAGTGAACCCTATCTTTGTGAAGACGTGCAATCTCATGGATGCGTTGGATAGCAATACCAACAGGTGGTTGTTGTAGCCAGAAGTTTACACGACCTTCAATAGTCTGAATGTTGGCCGTGTCTTTCTGGCTCGTTTCCATCCGAAACTCTGGATGCTTCTGGAACTTCTTTTCCATGCTTGAAAGCACCCCGCGAATATCACGAACAGGTATCAATAGTTTTGCATCTGGAAACAGCTTGAACAGTAGGGAAGCACTACCAATCCAACTGCGACATTTGTCTACCACAATAGGGCGATCCGTCACGTTGTTAAATGCGTTAGTTATACCTGCTCGCATAAAGTCACCGAACAACTTTTCACCATCGTTCGGATTCGGAATAGTGCGAAACTCGTCAGTCTTAAAGAACGCCTTAGACAGATACATGATCTCATGCACTCCGCTGGTCGCCGTAGCATGGACTTCTGGGTTCTGTGCAAGGAGATTCTGCAAGAGAGTTGAGCAGGCTCTTGGAAGTCCTGATGTGTAATGGATTGTTTTACTCATACTAAATTCTCTCAATGATTACATTATCATTCCCCTGATACGATAGCGGCGTGGGGCTTGCTTCAAGAGCATCCCATGTCGTGTCACCCGTAGGAACTCGAAGAGTGAGAGGTTCTGCTGTCCTCCTTAAGATATTGGAACCTGTATCAAAAACAGTCTTTGTGACGTTAGCCGTTACATCGTTTAAGGTTGAGTTGTTAAAAAACACATAGCTTCCAATCTCAGTCACAGAATCTGGAATTGTCACTGATGCTAGGTTGTTGTCGCTAAACGCACTGCCCCCAAGCGAGGTCACTGAATTTCCAATTATGACCGATGTGAGATTGTTGTCACGAAACGCACTGGTTCCAATCTCAGTCACTGAATCTGGAATTATGACTGATTGGAGGTTGTTGCTACGAAACGCACTAATTCCAATCGAGGTCACTGAGTCTGGAATTGTGACTGATTCGAGGGAGTTGTTAATAAACGTAGCGCTTTTAATCTCAGTCACTGAATTTGGAATTGTCACTGATGCTAGGTTGTTGTCGCTAAACGCACTGGTTCCAATCGTGTTCACTGAATCTGGAATTATGACCGATTCTAGGTTGTTGTCGCTAAACGCACTGGTTCCAATCGTGTTCACTGAATCTGGAATTATGACCGATGTGAGTAAGTTGTTATAAAACGCAAAGCTCCCAATCTCAGTCACTGAGTCTGGAATTGTGACTGATTGGAGGTTGTTGGAATTAAACGCACTGGTTCTAATCTCAGTCACAGAATCTGGAATTAGGACTGATTCGAGGTTGTTGGAATTAAACGTAGATTCATCAATCTCAGTCACTGAATCTGGAATTATGACTGATGTGAGGGAGTTGAAAGCAAACGCAAAGCTCCCAATAAAGGTCACTGAATCTGGAATTATGACCGATGTGAGGTTGTTGCTACGAAACGCACTAATTTCAATCGAGGTCACTGAGTCTGGAATTGTGACTGATTCGAGGGAGTTGTTATAAAACGCAAAGCTCCCAATCACGGTTACTACACTTCCAATTTGAGCATAAGCACAAAGTGCAGGAGTGTCGGCACCAGCCAAGGAACCGACAACACGCTTACTAGTGGTTGATTCATCGGTTAATGCAAAGAATGTAATCTCCGAGCTTGGAAATTTAGTCTGCGCTTCGGCTAGTGTCTCAGCTTGAAGCAACGTCTTGCCGAATGTTCCTGCGTCTGTGATGTCGGCTACAACATGGGTGTGCGCTGTATCTGCTTTACCCGCTAAAGCTGAATCAACTTCAGCCTGAGTGTATTTGTCTAAGTCCGAGATGTCTGACTCAATGTGGGTGTGGTTTAAAGGTGATCTTGAGTTTAGCTGACTCAACAACCCATTAACTGAACTTATTGGTATTAGTGTTTCTGCAATACTTACTGTTGAACCGTTATAGCTGACTAATGCACTTCCCCATACCCTGATGCTTCCTGAATCAGCTGGAACACCATCAGAATTTATGAACAGTGTGCTACCAGACAAATTTATCACCATTTGTGTGTTAACCAAAGGGACACCATTCAAAAGTAGGTCTTGAAGTCCTCCTGAGCGAGCGACCCAAATGGTGTTTGCTGGAGCTGATGTAAACTCAGCAGCCGTTGTGTTTACATCCAACGCAAAGATGTCTCCTGCTCCTGCAATAAGTGCATCCACCTGAGCCTGAGTGTATTTGTCTAAGTCAGTGATGTCTGACTCGGTGTGGGTGTGGCCGGTGTCGGACTTAGCTGCTAAAAATGAATCCACTGCCGCAGTGGTATATTTATCCAAATCGGTGATGTCAGCTTCAGTGTGAGTATGTGCTGATGGGTCGAATGTCGCTGGCTTACCAGTAATCTCTGTCCATTCAACCTCCGCACCCACTTCAATCCAAGCACCGTTATCCACAGGAGCTACACTCCCCGCAGGCAGTCGCACCAGTTTCCCGTCCGTAGTCTCCCCCAAAGCAGGGCCAGTCACCTCGACCGTGTTCGCCGCGATGTTGGCTAGGGTGGCGTTGAGGAGGACAATTTCATCGGTAGCCCCACTGACAACGAGTTGTCCAGCGGCGTTGGATTTGACATCCTGCCTCGGAGTCAAGGTAAGTTCGCGTTTTTCGACGCTCCCATCAGGGAGCCTGACATTAACTGTAAGCGTTTCGACCATAGTCGTTGGTTAGTCATCCAGGCCGAGGCTCTCTTGTTCTTGGTCTTCCCCGGAGAACGTCTCGGGTTCCTGGGGCATGGGTTGGTTTTTGGGTTTCACTTCCTCTGGGATGTCGGAGTCTTCCTTCACCTTGGAGAAACCCAACTCACTTTCCAGGCTCTCGGCCACAGAAGGAGCACTCTCGGGCTCGCTGCTTTCGCTCTCGTTCGTCTGCGTCTGCGGCTGCGAGGAGACGAGATTGTTCGAGTTCTGCTTTTTTTTTAGCTCCTCGTATTCGGCTTCTTCAATTTCGTAGACCGGAGGTCCGAACTTCGCGAGGCTCTCCGCCTGCTTGCCGTCGTCAACTACAAGGGTTCCGAGCCAGGACCCGCCGGAGAAGAACAAGGGTTCAAAGTCAAAAACGAATCCGTCTTTGCGGTAGCGGCGGCTGGCGTTGCCTGTTTTGAAAAATCGTTTGGTGCTCATAGTGTATTAAATATAGTGGAGGTTAAGGTGCCTCCTCCCGGCCTGGCTTACACACACCGAAAATCGGCGAACCCCACTAAAGCCAGGGGGAGAAGGCGAAGGTATCTGTTAGGGTTTATGAAGAGAAACTCCCCTCAGCGAACTGAGGGGAGTCGAAGAGGTTATGCCGGGTTGGGCACGTCGTAGATCGATCCACCGATCGTTGGGTTAGCCAACGAGAAGTTCTGGACAACCAGGTGACGGTATGGGCGGTCCACGAAGGTCGTCCACTGCGTCGAGCGGAGGTTGTATTCGTGGATGTTCGCAGCCATGCGGCACTTGTAGAGTTCCTGAACATCCGGATTTGGAGAACGGCGGGTGACCGAGTTGGTCTTGCCGACACCAATTTGGATATCCGAGAAATCAATGAACCAGAGCTGACGTGCGCGGTTCTTGAAGTCGTCCGCAGCACCAGCGGTCCCGCCTGCGGCAGTCGCACTGAAGGCGTCGATCTGATCATCGAAGAACGGCTCGCGGAACACACCCCACTGCACGGAGCTGTCGGGGATGTCGTAGAGGTCATACTCGAAGTAGACGATACCGTTGAACTCGACCTTCTGGCCAATCTGAGCGAAACGGGTGGTGTCCACGCCGTAACGAGCCTTGTAGTATTTGGCCATCACCTCGTAAACCATCGAAGCAGTCTTGCGGTCGGTAAGGCAGTCGATCACTTGGATACGATCGCCGTCCGCTTCGCGATACTTCTTCAACGAGTAGAGGGTATCGAAGAGGTCTTCAAGGTCCAAAGCTGCGCCGTTGAGATCAAGCACGCGGTTGTTCTCACCAAGCTGGGTGAAGATACCGAGCGCGTTTGCCTTGTATTCAAGGACACAACCCTCTTGCTCAGGGTCTTCGACCGTGGGCAGGCTGGCATAAGTCTCAGGAGTTTGGGCAGCGGAGAGGTAGTCATTATACCAAACCGAACGCATCCAGGCTTCTTCGTCGCGCATGGCGGCTTGCTTGTTCTGGTCTGCGAGGGAGAGGTAGTTGAAGTCCTTGTCCCAGGCGTTGAGCTTACCGGCCAGGACCTTCTCCAACGTGCTCTTGTAAACGTCGCTGACGCAACGGGAGCTGCGGGTGGTCTGGAACCAGTTGACCAGAAGACCGACATTGTTGTCGACCGGTTGGTTTTGGCAATGATACTCCCAGTCCGAGATGTTGTTCGCACCAATCTGGACGATACCGTAGGTCGGGCGGGTGGGGACAGTCTTGCCCAAAGGCTTCACGGTGATGGTAGCCTGCTCGTTGCCTCCGGCATTTGCGTTGGCGGCACTCAGGATTTCATACTGATAAACCTTGGCGTTACGGTCCGTGTTATTGTCCCACGTCATAATGATGATCGTGAAACCAGGGAGGAAATATCGCTCGATGTCCTTCAGCGGGCTCTTCCACGGGCTGGTGCCAAGGCCGACAGTGATGTCGATGGTGTTAGCCGGAAGGGTCGTGCCAGCGCCTGCATTGTCAGCACTGCCTACAATATCGAAGTAATTCGAGTTGAGGCGGCGGCGTTGACGGCGCTGGATGTAAGGAAGGATAATCGATTGCTCCTCGAACTTAACGGTCGAAAGCTTATCCTTTACGCTTTTGATGGACGATTTGAGGAGGGTGGACAGTCCGGACTCGCGAACGCCAAGGGCTTTCGCTTCCGCGGACGAGGCAATGACGCGAGCAAGGTCGAGTTCTTTGCCGGAGAGGGCCTCGAATTTAGCGGGCGTGAGCCCCTCAAACGAAGCCTTCGTAAGGGTGCAGCCACAGGAGCTGTCGACCGTTACGATATTCGGGAGGAAGTTTTCTGATAGTTCCATGATATGTAGTTGGTTAAGAGTTGTTTTGAACTCGACCTGAATTATTAGGTAACACCTTAAACGTGTAGAGAAATTCCGAAAAGTTTTTGAATTTTTTTGTTTCGGTTACTTTTGGGATTCCTTTTTTTCGTTTTTAAAAACGAAAAACAAACTACATGTCGAAGACGTCGAAGACCGTGTTTCTCTTTCCTCCTTCAGCAGGCGGGTTCGTAGAAGCTCCTGGTGAAGAACCGCTTCGTGCCTTCGGTGGCGGGGTGTCGTCCTCTCCCCCGGAGGTAGTCTCCTGTTTGCCAGCAGATGGACTCGTTTGTTTCCCCTGCCGGGAAAACCCGAACCGTTCAAGGCGTTTTGCTTCCTCATCCAACCGTGCTTTGGCCGTGCGGGAAGCCCGAACCGACAACAGATCGAGGATGTCGGTGTCGCTGAAAGTCCAGTATTCATCAGCTTTACCGGCCCGTTGGGCCTGGAAATAAACATGGCGGGGTAAGAACTTCTTCCCGTCCTTCACACGGCGAGCGCCTCCTTTTTCATAGAAAGCGATACCTTCTTCCCTGATCATGCGGTCCAGGGCGACGTGATCGGAGTTTTGTTGATTGAAGGATTCAAGGCTGCGGGCGAGGTTCAGGTAAGTGCTGGCCTGCCTTTCCGCGCTCTCCATTTCCGCACCGAGGACTTCCATCTCGAACGCATATTCTTTGCGGGCTTCTTCTTCCCCCTTCTCCGCGATGGCCTTAGCCACTTCCTCGGGGTAAATTTTCTCACGCACCCCTTTAGAAAAGGACTCAACTGCGCTCTTCACCTCGGGCTCTGTCTTAATCCGCTGAAGTTCGCGGTCGCGCTCGGCCAGTTCTTTCTCAAATTTCTTAATGGCACGAAACTCTGCTTCGTGCAGGATTTGCTCTCGCTCCAGTTTCCGAACCTCCCGGTCTGTCAACTGGGGGCGGTTCTTCCGAAGGAACTCCTGATAGTCGTCATTGTCTTCGTCGAACTCAACGTCCGGGTCCTCTTTCTGGGCGTTGGCTACATACTCGCGATGTGCTTTGAAGAAATCGAGGTATTTACCGGACAGTCCTTTATACCCGTCGTCGAGACTTTCAGCGAACTGCGCCAACTCAAACCGCTCTCTTTCGTGTTCCCCAAGGTCCGCTAAGTCGGGGGTATCATCGTCCCCACCAGAGTTGTCGCTCTTGAACTCAGGCAAGGGCTCCGGTTCCTGCCGGGGCGGCTTGTGCTTTAGTCCTGGTTTGGGCTTCGGGTTGTCGCCTTCCCCGCCCTTGTCACCATCGGGCTTCGGGTTGTCGCCTTCCCCGCCCTTGTCACCATCGGGCTTCGGGTTGTCGCCTTCCCCGCCTTCCAGGTCTTCGGCCAGTGCGTCACTCAAAGAACGTCCGGGACGGACAGGGGTGTCCTCGTCAACGCCGTCGTCTTCAACAGCGTCAAACAGGCTGGACATCACCGGGTTCTTCTTGTCTTCGTCAAGGTTAAGGTCGAGGTTTTCTTCTTCCTCGCCGGATTTGTTTTTATCTTCGTGGGGGTCCATTGTGTGTGATCAGTTTATGGTTCAGGGATGACAGAAGGACCTCCTACAGGAGTAGCCTCTGTCGGGAAAGGACTGGGTTCAAGAGCTGGCTGTCCGTCCTCCCCGGTCGGGGCTAAAGGACGTTGAGCAGGTGGCGAACCACCAGGAGGCATCGCCCCTTCGTCGGGTGGTGTGGAGACGCCGGTGGCATCTTCAACAGCATCGAGGCGCTGATCCAAAACTTCGATAAGCTGCAACAACTTGTTCGCCGCGTCTTCGCCCATCTGAGGTTTCTCCAACTCGTCTTGGGAAAGCTCGAACATGTGGCCGTAAGAGGAACCGGTGAGACGGAAGATTTCGTTGAAGATGTTGGCCAGCCGTTCTTTGCCGAGAAACTCACGGAACTCCTGCGACGCATAGAGGTTGTTTAACGAGTTAAGGAGAACCTTAGCGGCTTCAACATTCGAGGTGCGCTCGGCACCGTCACGGGAATTAAAGTTGTATTCGAGGATGAAACTCTCGGGAGTGCCGACAAGCATGCCGCCTTCCTCTTCGAACCCGGCAGCCTTGAGAGTTTCCTTCTTGAACATCTGACGATTGGGTAGCTTGATCTTCGACTGGCCGCAGGCGAGGAGCGATTCATAGATCAACTTCTTGGCTCCTCCACGCATTTCATCGACTCCGTCGGAGATGAACGTGTAAATGGTATCCACCGACTTGGCAATTTCAACGACCTCGGAAGCGGAAGCTTCTCGTTGCGAGTTCTGCCCCAGCTCCTGGGGCGATAAAACCAGCAGGCGCTCGGCCATTGCCAGTAGACGTTCGATAGCCTTGAAAGCATCGTCAATCTTTCGGGTGATATTGACCTCAATGAGTTTGATCACCTTATCGGTATCGACGCCCATCGTCTCATTCTCTGCCCCGGAGAACAGAATAGCTTTCGCCTCTGTATACATCTTCCCGTCCTGGATCGCAGACTTGACGTATTTCTGCCCCTCCTCGTCGAGAAGGTCTTTGTTGATCAACCAGAGCTGCACCATCGAAGAACGCATGTCGTGCATGAGTTGGCTCAATATGTTGGTGAGTTGGTCTTGGAATCCAAGGAGGTCGTGAGCCATACCGAGATTGATGTCCCGGTTGTCGTTCTCGTTGATGCCTCCGTAAATGCAGGGGATTGACGGCAGCCACTCCGCATACACCACCGTGTCGTCAGGGGTAGTGACAAATCTTACCCAGACGTCGAAAGGGTAGTCGGCGATACCTTCCTGCTTGGGGTTGATCTTTTCATAGTGGTTGACCAGGCACACACCTTTGTCGATATCCTGGTCTGCGTAGCGGCCGACATTCATCTTGCGGTCGTTCTGGGCCGCGATGATGTTGGCGCTCTCCCCGCCCTCCCCGACAGAGAGGATGGCTTTCACTGTCTTCGGGTCGTAGTAATAGTCAAACAACTCAGGGTAGTCGGTGATCAACTCGGGGAACCACTGGGAGTATTTGACCTTGTCGCGGTTGAAATACCCGTTGTCGTCTTTGACGTCTCCGTAGCGAACGATGTCCCAGAAGCCGAGAAACGAGGGGCCGGTATCCGTGTTGATCTTGGACAGCGGCTGGCTGCGGTCGTGGTAGACCCTCGTCGGGTGGGGGTTGATAAAGTCGATGCCCTCCCTTTCAATGATTGTAGTGAACTCGTCTTCACCTGCCTCAAAAGCTTCGTTCAGTTTTTTGAGGTCCCACGACTTGACCACATCCCACGCACAGGAAGGGAACATGGTCGTATGCGAATAGAGGAACATGTCGCGGATAGCCTGATTGAATTGACGACGATACCCATATTGGTCGGCCATGATATCGACGCGGGAAGACAATAGATCGGCGCGGGCGCGGTCTTCCATCTTCGACCCACGAGCTTCGTATTTGAAGTAGGGCCAGAGGTTGGAATACCTGGCCGCCTGGGCAGCAATCCGGCGCATCAGAAGGGACCGGACCAGGTTGACAGACACCTCATAAAGCCGGGGCATGTTAATGCCTTTGATCTTCGACTTGTTCTTGTCTTCATACTCGACGAACTCGTCGGCGCAATCCAACTTCTGCAACCGCTTCGCACAGCTCTCCAACTTTATCTTACCTTGTGCGAAGAGAAGCAGTGGGATGTTCTCTTTGGTGATGGGGTTTGAATCCCATGCCGCATCGACCGCGATATAGAAAGACGAATGACGGGCATTGTTCTGGATTCCTGTCCGAATCCGGTCACTGATCCGCTTCTCAATACGTTCCCGTATCTTGTGTTCGGGTTTTTCAACATCCTCACAAGTGAAGATATCCCGGAGGCGGGCATTGGTCAGCCCCTTTTTACGTAGTTTCTTTAGTGGCACCATGGTGGATCAAGTGGCTTGGGATGATGGGTTCGTCCGGGTCTTCGGGGATCGCATCCTGAAGGACCCCGGACATGAGGTGGTTTTCGAGGATAGAGAGGAGGAGAGCTGCCGGGCCGGGGAAAATATCTTTGGCCATGTATTTATCCATCTGTTTGTGGGGCAGCATAATAAGTGAGGCCAACTCATAACGGGTGAGTTGAAGCCAACCACACAAACGCAACACACGCTCGCGATTCCAAGCACCTTGCACCCCCAGCTTTGCGTAGTGGATGTCGACAAGGACTGATACTGGTGTTGAAGTATCATCAGGATTGGTGTCGCCTTTCCCCATGACATGGGGGTCGAACGGTATGAACTCCGGTTTAAGACTTATATTCCCTTCCCTCCATTACTTCGACCATGCCTGGGACAGTCTCGGTGGTTTCGTCGTCACCGGCGTCACCGGCGTCTTCCTCCATCTCATCCTCCTCGGATTCGATCGATTCGACAGTGATGATACTGTCGGGGATGAGTGCGGCTCCGTCTTCGGCCATTTCGCTAACTGTTGCTTCGAGAACGATCTTCAGGCGCTTCCCTTCAGAAGCCCCCGCGTCGGAAAGAAGAGACTGAATTTCGTCGGCCCCTTCGTAGGATAGGTTGAGTTTAGTTTCCATACCTGATTTTATAGGTAACAAATAAAAAAAGATCAAGCAGACTTCTGCTCAATTATTTCTGTGCGAATCCGGTTGAATGTCGGAAGGAATTTTGGCCGCCCGAGGTCGGCTTCAATCAACGGGTAAGACAGGGCGTCGAACGGGTGGAGGTGGATCGACCGTTTCGGCTTGAACGCGGCTGTCGGGTCGTAGTTGCCCTCTTTAACCTTCTCGCTCTGGAGATTGAGGAACATCTGCTTCACTTTGTCACACTTGTCTGAAACGAGTAAACGGTGCTCCTGTAACAACTGGTGTGTGAGGCGGACCCGTGCTTCTTTTGACCCTTGAAACTTCGGAGCGGGGATCATCGTGATCGGTTTGAGTTTGTATTCCGGAGCAATCTTCTCGGAAAACCGCTTAATCTGAAGGTGATCATAAGACCCGGCGTTGCTGCCTGGGCGGTATTGATTGAACGCGGAATCGTCCGATACGTGGAACCAGGTCATCGATTTCCCGATAATCCGGTTCCAAGTCTGCATCTTCTTGAGGAGGGCACGGGTCAGGAGTTCATAAGGAATCTTCTTGTTGGTGTGGATAATTTCGTCGAACACCAGCCATACAACGCCGCGGTCTTTGACCACCAGAGGCTGCAAGAACACTATCGCGTTGGATGTCTGCCCCAAGTCGTAACCCACTACAAGAGGGAATCGTGGCGACGGTGTGACTGACTTTCCCCGCTTCCCTTTGATGACGTGGATTTCGGGGACGTAATATCCGGAGAATATCGAATCGCCGGACGGGCGGTCAACCCACTCACCCAACACGAGGCGACGGTATTCAATGGGGTCGTTACGGGTCGCTTCAAGAATCTGTTGGTAGTATCCTTCAGGTAAGTTGTGCTTGTTCTCCTCAACATTCAGGGTGAACACCGCATACCGGGAATCCCAAACGCCCTCGGGGCTAAGAATCTTCCCGTCCTCGTCCCGAGTCTCTTTATAGGGGTCCTCGTAAAAACGCTTGTAGACCCAGTGACTGGGGCCATCGGGGTTGGTCGTGGACACATACTGCTGAGGGCCTTCGATACCGGGCCGCCGTCCCAACTGCTGGATGACTGCGTCAAAGTAGACCGGGCGACCGAGCGTGGTCAACTCGTCTACCAACACAAAGCTTGGCTCAAACCCGCGCATGCGCCCCGCCACTTGGTCCGGCCACGGGAGAGAGACCAGCACTATCTTGGACCACCCCCCGTGCCGGTTCATAATGTGGATATACCGGTATTGCATCTCATCGCGCTTCTCGTCGGTGTATTTGAGCCCTATGTTTTCTTTCCAGTCGGGAAGGACTTCGAGCTGAAGCTTATCCCAAACACCACCCTGGGTTGCCTGGGAACGGACGCCGACTACGAACAGGACGAGAGCGTTCTGCTCTTCATACGCATGCCGAACAGACTTGTGAACCGCTCCAAACGACTTGCCGCTGCCCCGGTTGCCGCTGGCCAGAATAAACCGGGCGGGGCAATCAAAGATTTCCTGCTGCGTCTTGCTGAGTTCGGGCGACCACGGAGGCGGGTTGTTTACAAAGCCCAACCCAAGGTCATCCTCTTCTTCGGTGAGGAGTTCCCCCAACCGCTCAAAAGTGCTTTCGTCAATCTTCTTAGGCATCCTTACCTGCTTTCTTCAAGGGCCTGAAGCCGGGTTTGGCTTTGGCCTTGTCATCACCCTTCTTCGGCGAAGTGATCTTCACCATCGCGGTTGTGCCTGCCAACACCCGGTCATACGAGCGCCCCATCTGGTCAACGACCTGGTTGTAGAGCCGTTGCCAGACGATGCGCTCTTTCATTGGTATGTTTTTTTGGGGGTCCAAGTAATTCTCTTTGATCTCTTCAGCCTGCTCCATCAGGGATACCCCCTGGTAAACCACCATGCGGTGCATCATATCGAGAGACCCGACGAGAAAGGAAGCTGCCGACCTGTCGATTTGCCCAAGACTTTTCAATTTATCGACCGTCTTCTTCTTGATCCCATTGCGCTCCAGTCCGTCCGCGAGTAAGTCGATGTTCTGGACACTCAGGTTTTTAACGATCTCGCTTTGCTCGTCGCGGTCCATCTGCCTCGGAAGATCGATATCGCGGAAAATCTGACCCACTTCATCCGGTTCAACATTTTCCAGTCTCGCGACATCTTTAAGAAAGAGAGCGCGAAGCTTCGGGGTGCGGTTAATGTGGAGTGCCAGCGCCTGCGGAGCAACTTCCAGCACCTGGGCAGCCGCTTCGATATCCCCTCCAAACATGTTGATGGTCTCGACGATATACTCGTGGTCGATCGTGGAAATTCCTTTACCCATTCTTGGCTTTCTCAATTAGGTGTTGCTTGTTGCTCTGATAGATTTCCCGGAACAATGTCGTTTTCCGCCGCTCGGCCCGGTCATAATACTCCCGCAGTTTGGCTTGTGCCTGAGCCAGCCGGTTGTTGGCGGAAGACCGAGATGCGTTCGCGTCTCGGTTGGCTTTGCGCCTGGCCCTGAACGCAGCACTCCTGGCTTTAGTCCGCTGTTCCCTAAGCTCCTTTAACCGCTGTGCCACATTGGTGACCGCACGTTCGATGCGGGAGCACTCCACTTCTTCAGGCAACGCTTTGGCAGTCTCGTTAGAAATATCGGTCAACTCCTGCTCGGCGGCCCGGATATCCGACCTCGCCCTTTCGACATCCTCACAGGCCCGGAGGTATGAGGGGTCGACAGCCAGCGCCTTGTTCAGCTCCTTGCGGCTGAGGACTTTGTTGGAGTATCGAATGCGGTTTAGAGTAGCCATCTAATTTTTCAGGTAACAGATAAGGGGTTTGAAGGTCGACTTCCAAAGTGGGGAAGTTTGGAGATACCTGTATTTCGGGCCACCCGGTTGGTGGACGTAGGCATTGGCACGATTGCGGTCGGCAGCATTTGTCGGGTCAAACCGGCAAGCCTGGATGAAACTCCGTATCTCCCCGAAAGGGATGCTGTCCCAATTCTTCATCCAGTAGATGTCCTGAACCCGAGCGAGGGGTAGGTCGCTGTCGATTGCGATCTCCTCATCGGTGAGGGCAACGACAGCTTTCTTTCCCCCTTCTCGACGGCGGGCCATCAGGCGGACAAGAGCCGGGGGGTAAAGCTCAACCTGTTCCCAAAAATTCTTTTTCACCACACGAATGTGTTCATTTTAAACACGAAAATCAAGGAATTTGTAACCCCCTGTGTCCCAAATCCTGGGTCGCTTTTTGGTGAAAATTTCGTAAGTCGTTGATTGAGATGGAGGCGCGGGTCGGAATCGAACCGACGATAGAGGATTTGCAGTGCTGGAAGAGGGGTTTTTAGAAGTGCTAATTTGTGTGTAATTCGTTGACATTAGTGCTTTTGTGTATTCGGTTATGTTCACGAGTTGCCACGTATGAGCACGTTATGTCCCACTTTTTTATACCCGAATGTCCCATGGTTTTTTATGAAAGTAACGAAGATTAGAGAAGGCAAGTATTGGCGGGTTTATTTCTACGTTCCCCAACCAGAAGGGAAACCAAGAAAAGTGTCAAAGCGAATCCCCGTCTCAAGGAAAAATGCGGCGGCTGAGGCCGAAGCTCTCCGCAAACGATGGCATAATGAATTGCAGGCGGTCGGCACTGCGGGGGTCTTGCCCTCCTCTGTGATCAATGACGTCCGGGCAGCGAAAGGAATACTCATCGACTATCCCGGAGTTACGCTTCGGGACGCCGCCGAGTTCTACACACGCCACCACGTCGCCCGCGCCGAACGTCCGACAATCGGTGAAGTAGTCAAGCGTTACCTGGCGGCCGAAAAAGGGCGGGGCCTCGACGACAAGACTTACAACCAGTATGCGACACGGGGGAATGCTCTGGCTAATAAATTCAAAGGGCGTCTCGTGGTGGACTTCCACGGCACCGAAATTGTGGACTGGGTCACCAACCTCGGGAAAGCCCCGGTCACTACATGGGGTTACTTCGGGTGTGCCGAGCGTATCTTCGACTTCTGCGTCGGACAGGGTTGGCTTCGCAAATCCCCCATCACCGATGAGGACAAAAAGCGGATGCCCCTGAAAAAGAAAGTCACAGCTCCCTCCATCCTGTCCGGCGACCAGGGGCAGGCGCTGTTTGCGGCAATCCCCAAAGAGCACAAGGCGATGTTCGCGATCCTTTACTTCACCGGCATGAGGCAAGAGATGGGCCGGGACCTGAAGTGGGCCGATGTCGATCTCGAAAACCGGATGATCCATGTCCCGGCTTATGCTGATAAAAAGAACCGCGAAAGATTTATTGAGGGTATGCCCGACAGGTTGTGGGAAATCCTCGAAAACTTGCCGGAAGAACCCAAGGACACGGCGATTGTCCCCTCTCCCCGCAGGTTCAAAACGATAATGACCGCAGCAAGAAAGGCGGCCAAGATCGACCCATGGCCGACCAATGCTCTCCGCCGTTCCTTTGCCTCCCACCACCTGCATTATAAAACGACTTCCGGGTCGAAGGACCGCCTCTCTCAAACTCTTTTGATCATGTGCCACCAGGAGTCGCCTACAGTGTTCTGGAACTTCTACTACCGCCGGTCTACCGCCGCGGAAGCTCAAAAATACTTCGACGTATCCCCATAAAGAGACCCAGGAGCCTTCCCAAACCCCTGGGTCTCACGGTTCACATCCACCTTTAAGGGGTGAAAAATATTAGGAGAGTAAGGGGTTGGTTACTTTGAACCCACGGTCATCCCCATCCATGCACATCTCGATCCAGTCGTGCTTCGTCACGATACCTCTTAGCTTGCGGGACAGCCATGCCGGAGACACGTCCTTGAGGAGTCGGCGCTCCCCGTTGAACTCGACCTCCAGTTCCCGGACAATATCTGTCACCTTGCCGAACCAGTGGGTTTCATCGGGGTTGGCAGTGAAGTAGGACTCGCGCCAGGTTTGGAGAAGTTCAAGGACCACAAAGTCAGGGTTGGAGTATTCAACCTCGTCAAGAAGTGTGGGGTCTATGAATGAAGTTACGTGGTAGCGGGCTTCCCCGATAAGGTGCGATGGCACCTGGTAATCATAGATGTATCGGCAAAAGCACGCCAACTCTGATTTAATAACCGACTCCACGTCGGACGGGAATTTAACCTTCTTCTTGGCCGTCCGCAGGATAATGAGTTTATCCTTATTGTTGATATCGAGGTTGGGGAGCAACTGCATCGACTCGGGGTCCTGGTTTAAAGTAATGAACACCCGGCCCAACCATTTGATATCGACCGCGCCGGAATACATCTTCCGCATAGAAAGGTCCTGGTTGGCCGTGATCTTCTTGACCAGCGCCGAGAACTTCATGTGGCCTTTGTAATCGCTGGCGGGCTCCTGGTCATCCACTGTGGCCAACCCCGTCTTGAAGAGGTTTTCGTTATACTGGTCAGAACCCATCAAGTATTTGGATATGTCGGAGTGTCCACCCAGCATCCAATCCAACAGACGGTGTGACATCAGCGTCTTGCCCACCCCCGCGCTGCCTACGATAAACATCGTCTGCCCTTTCTTCGGGTCGCCGTTGTAGGCGTTCATGTAGGTCCAGTGGAGCCATGAGAGAAAGATATCCCTTTGGTGCTGGTCGATAAAGAAATGGTCCAGCCAGTTGGCGATAAACGGGAAACCCTGTCCCCAAGTCACAGGGTTGTCGGACATTTCATGGCATTTGACATTGCTGGTATTGATGAAGAGCCCGTCATGCCGGTGGACCAGTTTGTTGTGGTCGTAGACAAATGGGAAGCAACCCTCAACACGTTGGTTGGTCGAGATATGGACGATCGCCTCATCCACCTCGGAAAATTGTTTATTCTTCGGGGTCACACGACTTAGCCCTCCCCGGACCGAGAGGTTCAGCTTGGTCACCTCCATATTGTCCGACAGCCATCGGTCGTTCTGATGACGGAAGAATCTCGACCCGTCATAGTAAACATCCTGCACCGCAGAGGCAATGGCGCTGGCCTGGTGCCGCCGGACCACTGAGGCTCCGAATAGCTCAGGCGAGCCCCACGGAAGAAACCCGCCACCGTCGGTAAAGTAAGCCACGCCGGTTGCAGTGAGCATGGCCGCATTCGGATGGGTCGCTGTAGGGTCCCAAAACCGTTTCCCCCGAGCACCGTGTTCAACTCTGCCCTTCCACTGTCCGGGAAAGTTTTTATGCAGTTCATCCTCGATCACATTCCAGGGGAGGGCCGGACCTTCATCGTCATAGGTGCGGACGTTCTTGCCTACGTTGAAGAGGATGTTCTCCGTCATCGCCGAAGGCACGATGTCGCCGAAGGTTTTCCAGTTATCGTAAAGAGTGTAGTAGAGCGTCGGCTTGAGTGACATGTCGTCGAAACCTCCGAGTATCTTCTTGCACCGCGCCTGGATAACAAAAGTCTCGATGAACTTGGAAAGCATTGTCGGGTTGACCACCTTTACCGGCTTCTCGAACTCCCAGACAAGGTGCGCCCCGCCGCTGAATGTCCGTGACGCATAGCCTACAGGAAAGTCCGGGGATTGATTGTTGGTGATGGCGTCAACCATCTCCTGGTCGCTCGTCAACACCTGATCATAATCGATGACAATCCCGTGGATCACCCATGGTTTATTCCCGTCCTGCTTCGTGCTGACACGGGACGCCGCGGTTATTCCCTCGTATGGGGAGAAAAAGACATGCCGGGTGTGGTCGCCCTCGCGCCATTTGATCAGGTCTTTCTTAGTCTTAACTGCTGCCGGAATCTTCGGAGCATTTTGGATAAGCGTGCTGAGTTCTTCGGGTTTCGTGTGGTTGGATGCCAGTGTGGGAAGGTAATGAACTTTCATTTATGTGAACCGTTTTCATTGTGATTAAGATGCGAGATCGTTGTGAATCATGTCGACCGTTTCGGCATACCCTGCCATATCAACACGGTTGTCGCGTTTCGGTTTATGGACCTCACGGGAAATCTTGAGGCCAACCATCATCAGACCAATGGTCTCGGGCGGGATATCGTCGGTGCCGAGAATAGCACCCCAGATGCGACCGGCCCGGCGGAAGTCTTCGGTCGGCGGCCCGTAGGAATCGTTGCGGTCCCCGTGGACCAGACGTTGGGCTTCCTCAAGGATAGTTTCGTCAGGAGGCTGCTCGGCTGTAGCCCGTTCGAGAATTTTTTTAAGGGATGCCTGCTGCATCTCGTAAACCTCTCCACCCTCGCGTAACTCCCAGTATTGGAAATCGAGATCAAAGGAGGCCCACAACTCCTTGCGGACACCTTTGGATTCGATCCAGTCCGGGAGTAAAAAGATGGAGTTACACTGCATCATCGCCGCGAGGTCGATGCGAAGATAGTGGTGCCATGGTTCAACGCCGTTCTTCTCGTGCAGCTTGGCCGGGTTGACAACCTCTCGTCCACATTCCTTGAGACGTGATTCAACCTCATTGAAAAGAACTTCATTGTGGTCCTCTTTGCCGGACATGGGACCACTTATGTAGATAGGTCCTGGGATTTTATATGGTGGTATTTTCATAACTATTTAAGGTAGTGCTGGGATTCGGTGGCTTCGGCACCAACGGGAAGGTCGGCCATCCAGTCAGGGGACTGAGCCAACAGGTTTACAATGTCGTTGGACGGAACATCCTTATCGATTTCGCAGATCACTTCGTCGTGAACGTGGAAGACAACGGGGTAGCCTGCCCGCTCCAGACGGAGGATGCCTTCACCAAACACATCGCGGGCAGTTGCCTGGACGAGGTTCTCGGTCAACAGGCCGCCGTATACTTTGGACCGCGGGCCGCCGCGGTAACGGGTCGCCTTTTGGTCATAGACGCGGGGCTCGAAGTATCCCAACTTCCTCCCCGACGGCAGGGTGACAAAGTAGTCCTCCTTGCGTTGGCCGGAGATTTTAAGGTGCCGCTGGAAGTGGCCCCACAGTTTGGTGATCTTCGGGTTGGTCTCCCGGAAGTCCGTCACTTGAATCCATGAGTTGACCCAGATTGTTTGGGAGCGTTGGTCAAGACCCTGGTAAGCGGTTACAAGGTCGTTTCGGTCGATGGCCGTAAGGTAATCCAGGAAGTCCTGAACCTGTTGCTGGCTCACCGGCTGTGTAAAAATCTTCTCGAACGTGACAGGGCCTACATACATTGCGGCCATCGAAATAAACTTCTGCCACCCCGCAGCATACCCGAGGCTGAGGACACGGGCTTTGGCAAACGCATACTGGTCCGGGTCTTCCTTCTTCAAGAGTCCGCCGGTCCAACCCATCGATGCACGGGCGTGGGCTTCGTAAGGCGACTGCCCTTTGCGAACCGGTTCAAGGAAGTCCTCGTCGCCGACGATCCATGCCAAACAACGGGGTTCAATCTGCGAGAGGTCGGCGATATTGAACTTCTTCCCCTCCAGTGCGATGAAGCAGGAGCGCAGGTCAATGACGTAGTGGTGGTCATCCTCCGTCCCGAGGTCGCCGCTTGCAGTAAAATAGATAGGGTCCTTGGTCAGGTTCTGCATGTTCAGCCCCGTCTCGTCCTCCCCTTCACGGACACCGCCGCCGGGCCTGCCGGACCAGCGTCCGGTCGATTGGGCACCGAAGTAACAGAGTTGGAACTCCATGCGCCCGTCGTCGCGGATACGGGATTTCACCTGCTCGAAGATGCGAAGCAAACGGTTGGCTTTGCGCCATGTTTGCAGAGCTTTAATAACCGGGAACTTCTCGCCATAGGTGCGTTCCCATTCCTGAAATTCGTCCGACTTGACCGCGGTTGTGGAAGGCAGTGGTATCCCGCAGTGGCGGGCATATTCGGCCAGTTGTTTGGTCGAAGTCGGTTTGTGTATCTTGGGGCGTCCGTCTTTGAAAAAACTGGGTTTGCCCGAAGGGATCATCACCTGCTCGTTGGCCCACGGGATAATGCGCTCGGCAGCGTCGACAGCTTTCTTCAACACGTCAATAGATTGGTTAATCTTGGCCTGATCAACATGGACGCCGCGGCGAACACATTCACTGGTGTGCAGGGACAGCAGTTGCTCGCGCAGAGGCCATTCTTTGTAGTATTTTTCCCAGAGGTCATAAGCATCGTAAGCATCATCCATTGCGTAATCCAACATGACCTGCTTGTCCTCTGTGGAAAGCTGTGCATAGACGCGCCCTTTCATGTCCGAGCGTGCCTTCTTGCTACGGGTTCGATTGAGGAGGACCTTCGCCGCACCTTTGAGAGAACGCGGTGCAAAAAGGTAAGCGGCGAGGTCCGCAGTATTGACCCAACAAAGCGGACGGGCGTTGGTCATCCCATCCTCGACCAGTCGTTCAAATACCGCCCGATCAAACGGACTGTTGTGGGCGAGCCACAACATCCCGTCGATGCGGTTCCAATCGAAATCACCCGGAGGCCCCACGTAAGAGATACCAAAATCCGGAGCATGGATCGACACCATATATGCGTCGAACTTCGGATGGTGGGTGTAATGCCAGTAGGACAACGAGCTAACCGAACAATCGTCGTCGTAGTAGGTTTCAAAATCCACTGCGACGGCGGGTGTGTCCGGGTGGTAGTTGTTCAGCGTATCTCTAAACGTGGGGTTCATTGGTGTTCATTTATCATGTGGAGTGTTGTTCAAAGACGAGCGTCCGTTT